CCATAACCAGCCATGCGATCTCAGCGCCCTCATCCTGCGCCATGCGAAGTTGCTCTTCCCTGTGATTACGCGGAGCTCGATTTTGCGGCAGACGTACCGTGAAATCACAGATTTCCCTTAAATCGTCCCGCATGGTTTCAGTGGCCGTTCTCCGGTTCCCAGAGTCGATTTTACTTTTGTAGCGGGCTTGGAATGCCTGCATCTCATTACAGGCCCGCCGAAGCCGTTCCGCACCAATGCCTTCTTTTTGGTTCATGGCCGTAACGATGCACCAGCAAAACAGCTGCGACGCTTCATCACGGGCATTCATGCGCTGCTGTTTGATTTCCTTGCTCATATTCTCCATCTCCAATCTTTGCATCCGAAAACTTTTGCCAGGATTTTCTTGTGCTTACTGCAATCCCAGTAGTTCTTGCACCACCGACACTGACCATTGCACAGGAACGACAGATGCGCTTTCATGTACCCTCCTTTTTTCTTCCGGCCGATTTTCCGGCCATTTGATTTACGGCCCAAGACCATCCAGCCATAGGCAGCGCGGCCACGATCAGGATGATAGATGCCCCCGCCGTCACCGTCTGGTCTGAAAGAACTTCACGAATCAGATTCATTTTTTGCTCCCTTTCCGCACGCCGATTGGAGCACTTTCCTTTCCGTCCGCCGATTGAAGTACTTAACCGGGGAAACTCCGCGTTCATCACAGTCTTTGTTGTTGAAACTGACGATGGCACCGCAAGTTCTCTTATTGGTGCACCGAATACATTTCACGCCCGTACCACTCATAACCTCATAGGTAGATGCGCCGCAGAACGGGCATTCCTTGCTCTTAGGCTCGATGTGTGCTTTCATTTGCTCTTGCCCCCTTACAACACCCCATGTAATAATCCGTAGGCTCCCAGTCAGAAAGAACAATTTCACCAATTTTGTCGCACCAGCTGTCGCCCTCTCCAATGTACATACAGTTCGGGCAAGTGTCGGGATTGCACCGCTTCTGTGGTTGGCCTTTTCGGTTATAATGATGTCTCTTAGTCATCAGGATCCTCCCCTGCGCACCGGCTTCTTACCATTCCCGGCAAACTTGTCAGGCCGTTCGTCGCTCATTCCGCGGGCCAGCACCAGCGCTCGCTGGTCATTCGGCATCTGGTAGACACAGCCAGTCGAAATGTGCATATACAGGTCATTCAGCACAGCACGGGCAATTTCTGCGGTTTCATACTGTCCCAGCCGATACACCGCACCGCCGCCCGTAGGAACAGCCTTGATTTCGTGCTCAGGACTCACATACACGCTGGTGCACTGGGCAATGTTCGTGATGGAGTCCCATTTTTTGTTCATGACGTACATTCTGCATCCTCCACATAGCACCAGCTTTGGGGTGCCCTTTTGACTTTGAGTGGTTCAAAACAACATCCTGTCTGTAACAGCCGCGTGTATGTTTCCAGCGGTCTCGGCTGGTCATAAATCTTCAATTCTGAAATATGCCACGCCCAGCCTTGACCGTGCAGATATTCCCAAATCTGGTCTCTGTCCATGCACGCCTGCTGCTCAAAATCATCCGGTGTATGATTCAGCGGGGCAACTTCATAGATTTTGTCGCAGACAAATTCGCCAACAACCATCTGCGTTTTTCCGCGAACGCTGTCCGGCAGTAACTTATCGAACTTTACGAATACAGGCTTTCCATGATGGATTTCGCCATCCATCGTTTCTTCCCCGTCTTTGAAAATAGTGATAAGCTGTTGCGGTGCTTTTGTGCAGTAGATGTACACCTTGAACGGTTTTCCTTTTTCATAAAGGTGCTTCGGATAATTTTTCCGAACCTCCATAGTTTTCTTACCTCGCAAGATGAGGTCACACCATTCCGGCCGGATACTCAGCAGAACAGCTTTACCCTGGACCATAATAATCAAACCCCCATACATCGTGATAATACTCTGCGCTACGAACTTCTTCGCCGCTACCAATAGAAGGAAGAACCCCCAGCATGGAAAGGTCATTCCAGCGCTGCCTGTATATGCACCTTTGGCACTCCCTATTTAGGGTGATGGGGTGGTTGTGGAACGGGACAAGGTCAGTTTCGCAAACCTCTTCCGTGGTCGCCCCACAATAAGGACATATCCAGATAATTTTTGCCATAGTCGGTCTCACACTTCCCAGTCTTCAGGACAGCCCAAAACGCATTCACCATCCCCGTTATCGCTGGTCGGCCTGTCAAAGCAGCAGCCCTCGCACCCACCTGTGCGTGATTTACAATGGTTCCTTATGGCAATCGCCATATCAACAGGATCCATCAATAAAGCGTTGGGCGCTTTCTCGTCGGTGCCTACCTTGCGCAGAATCTCGCAGGTTTCTTTCATGCCCTGCCGATTTTTGCAATGAATGACCACATCGTAGGTGTCATCGTACAGCTCGAATTCGCCATCATCATTGCGTATAAGTAAGATTTCTTTACTCACTGCGTACCTCCCCGTCGTCTAAACAGCCTTTGAGCTGTTCGAGCTTTTCGAGCACGATCTGCTGTACCTCTTCAGGCTTGCCGACGATCTCAACGAGCT